ATGGGCAGAGTCCTCATCGCCTGCGAACGCTCCGGCGTTGTCCGCCGCGCCTTTGAAGCACTGGGTCATGATGCCTGGTCCTGCGACATCGAGCCGGCCGACGACGGCAGCAACCGCCACATCCGCGGCAATGTCCTCGATCATCTGGACGATGGCTGGGACATGATGGCCGTCATGCATCCGCCTTGCACGATCCTATGCAACAGCGGGTCGAAACACCTGTATCTCGGCATGAAGAAGGTCAACGGCCGAAACCCCGAGCGCTGGGCCAAGCTGGAGGAGGCTGCTGCCTTCTACCGCGCGCTCCGTGATGCGCACCAGATCCCGCGCCGCGTGGTCGAGAACCCGGTGATGCATGGCCACGCAATCCGGCTGACTGGGCGCGGGCGGACGCAGTTCGTGCATCCCTATTTCTTCGGCGAACCTTTCTTCAAGAATACGGGTCTGGAGCTTGTCAACCTGCCGGCGCTGAGGCCGACCAACATGCTGGTCCCGCCGCGGCCCGGAACCGAAGAGCATAAGGCGTGGTCGCGCTGCCATCGTGAGCCGCCCGGCCCCGATCGGGCCCGCCGTCGCAGTGAGACATATCCCTCGATAGCGGCGGCAATGGCGGACCAGTGGGGCGCGCTGCTGCCTGATCCGCAGATGGAGCTTTTCGGGAGCCTCGCAGCATGACCCCCGCTCACCAGCTAGCCGAGAAGCTGACCGAGGCGCAGCAGCGGGCCGTGATCGCGACTTATCAGGATGAGAAGCGACACGCGCCCTATCACATCTTCCCCAACACTGCCGCCAACCGTGCAGCGTGGCGAGCCATGATCGATCTGGGATTTGTGACCAGCGAAGACGGCGGCTTCGATCTGGTCATCAAACGCGGCCGACTGCTGGCAATGGTCTGCCTAACTCCACTTGCGCTCGCCGTCCGCGCCCACCTCCTATCCAAGGAATCCGAACATGAATGATGCTGTGAAGATGGCGATGATCGATAATTTGCGCGTAGCCGCACGGGCTTCTGCATCCAGTGTCGAAACATGCCAGCTGATGGAAGATGCGGCTGACGCTCTTGAGCAGGCCGTGGAGCCGGTGGCGGGCATTGGCCATGGTGAAGAAGCTGACTATGCCGAATTGAAGCGCCTCTACAATTTCAGCGACGATGACAGCGGGCAGTTCACCCGGTGGAACATGCTGGCAGCTATCCGGCATGGCAAGCGTCTCGGCCAAGAGTTCGACGCGGGGGAGGGTGTTGCAGGGGAGGGTTGGGTCTATTGGAACCAAGACAGCGGCGAGGAATACGCGCTCAACCACCCGGTAGAGAGCGGCGAATGCGTTGAGGCCGAACATGTCCGGCGATCAACCGGCATGGAAGATCATTTCAACGCAGAGTTTCAGCGCCTCACGAAGGAACTAGCCGCCCCATCCCACCATCCAACCGCCGAGCCGGTTGGGCTGCGGGAGGCGCAGTATCTCATCAAAAGCATCGCCGAAGTGGTGGAAAAGGACGGCGGATGCTGGAGTGCGTGCTCCGGCTGTCAGGAAAGCGTAGATGGCTATGTGTCGTCGCGGGATTATCCCTATAGCCAGATATTCAAGTGCCAGCCCGGCTGCGGGTGTAGAGAATGCGGCGGCATCGGAGTTGTCTGGCAGGACGGTAATTTCCTTGCAAGCTACGGTGATGCCCTCGCTATCAATCAGACTGAGCGCGTCTATGAGCCGTATCCGGGCGCTTTTGATGACTTGATAGGGCCTGAAGGCGCGACAACGCCCGCCGAACATGACGGCGAAAATGTATTGGCCAAGCTTGAAGCAATCCGCGACGTGGTCGCCGCCGCATACTATGCCTGCGAGGACAGCGAGGATGACGGGGACGATAACATCCACGTAATGCGCTCTTCGTGGGAGCAGTTGTCAGCGTCACTTGACGCGATTGATGCCATCATGCCGGACGAGGTCCAGCCTGCATTGCCTGCCGTGCTTGTGACGCTCGTTATGGAAGCGTTCGCCACCCCATCGCAACCCGGTCCCCAATCTCGCGAACCGTCAGATAACCAAATCGACGCGGCAAAAGCAAAAGCCATGGACGAAGCGGCAGACTTCTGCATCCAGACCTTGGCAAAGGCTCTCGGCGTGGATGATTGGGAACAGGCTGATGGCAGCGAGACATGGGACGGCGATGTTGCTGGCACGATCTACAACGTCCTGTGCATTGTGCGCAGTCGCCGTTGCGGTAATGGGCTTCACGGTCTGGGGCTGGCTGTTCTCATATCGCCAGAAGCGCCGCGAGAATGAGCGGAGGATTGACTACAATGGCTAAGCCTACTCAGCGCAAGGACTGCGCCTGTCCGTGTCACGAGTCAGGTGTCGCGATGATGCATGTGATGCCGTGCTGCCGGGCGAACGAACCCGAGGGGCAGATAACCCTTCCCGAAGCCGCGCGCGATTTGATCCGGGCGATGCACGACGATCAGCGCACGGTCGGCTATCGCCTCGACCTGTGGAACATCATGCAATCCTGCCTTGACGCCACCGCCCACCCGGTCGCGGACGCTGGTGGGGTAACGGAATCCGACCGGATCGCTACCGCTGACCTGCTGGACGAAATCAGCAGCCTTCTCGACCATGTAGGCATCGGCCAAGTGGCGGACCTGATCCGCGATGGTGAATATGATGAACATGAGGCGGTTAGCTACTTCACCTCTCACCGCCTCCAATCCGTCGCCGCTGCAACCGCCGCGAAGGATGCGGAGATTGCGGAATTGGCCCAAGCTGTGCGCTGCATCATGGCACGATGCGAGGCTTTGGAAGATGAGGCTTACAACGGTATAGCGAACGACCGGGACAAGACCCATGCATCCGGGTTCTGGTGCGGTCAAAAATCAACCGCCAAGTCCCTGCGCGCGCACTTGCACGATATGACACGCGCCGCCTCACAGAAGGGGGGTGAATGATGACCCGTGAGGAAATCTTGCGCCAGACCGAAATAGACCGCGAAATCTTCAACGCGCTTCCAAGGCCGATGCAGGATTTGCTGATCTACGAAATGGAACTGGCCCGCAGCCAGTATGCAGAGGAACCCGCCGATGACTAAGCCGAACGAACCCGAGGGGCAGAAACTTCGCGACCTCATCGCCGAAGTCGCGGCCGATTTGTCCAATGAAAACCCTTTCTGGACCGCCAAGCTTCTTGCCGATGCGCTCATAACTCGCGGGATCGGCATTGCCCCCGCCCAGCCGGTCGCGGACGCTGGCGGCGTGATGGAAGACGACGTGATCGGTCTGATAAATATCGTCACCGATCTTGCCGAGGTGGATGCGCTCGACAAGGCGTATCCGGAAGTGTGGGGCAGGCTGGACGCTATGGTCAATCATGCCGTCGCCGCTGCAACCGCCGCGAAGGATGCGGAGATTGCGGAATTGGCCCAAGCTGTGCGCTGCATCATGGCACGATGCGAGGCTTTGGAAGATGAGGCTTACAACGGTATAGCGAACGACCGGGACAAGACCCATGCATCCGGGTTCTGGTGCGGTCAAAAATCAACCGCTAAATCGATACGCGCGCACCTGCATGACATGACGCGCGCCGCCCTCTCCGAAGCAAAAGCAGACTGCGACCCTCTCCGCGACATCGTACTGCGCTACATCGACCGCATGAATGACGTTGCCCCAGAATGCGGCGACCCGGCCGACCGCATCCTTGGCGAGTTCGCGAGCGAGGTGAATGACGTCCTCAAGGCTGAGCGCGCCGCCCTCTTTTCTATGTTGACCGAAGACGGGGAGAAGTGACGATGCACACATGGATCGAATACGCTGCGCTCATATCTCTTGTCGCAGTGGTCAGCGCAATTCTGCTTTTCGCCGCTTTTCTTTTGGGCGTATCCACACAAGAGGTAGCCGAACAGTCAGAAAAAGACGACAGAGACGAAAAATCCTCGATCTGGAGACTGAACTTCAGTGGCTGTATGAATTGCAGCCTGGTGGAATCCGAACTCTATACAAGTCCGTGAAAGCCATGCTCAAAGATCCTGCGGTCGGCGCTCTTTCACCAAAAACAGTGGAAGACGCTGAATGGGCAGTCGATCTTGTCCGATGCATGTATGTGGACAACCTCCCCGAAGCGCGGGAGGCGGGGGATTCCCTTGCCGCCGGGGATTGGGTATAAGGAATTGCCGCTTTGGACTGGGGGTTCTCGGTCGGCGGTAGGGGCGGCACATGCCCCACCATTCTAGAACGGTGAAGTTGTGCGGAGGCGCCTCATTATGCCAAGCCGCAAGGGGCCTATGGTGAGGATGGAAGCTGGAGCCGGTAGAGATTTACCCAGCATCAATTACGTGGTTTTCGCCCGCCGTGAACAAAGAGGCGATAATCTGGGATGAAGTTCCAGGCCTGACCCGCAGGATGTCAAGATCAGGGAGACAGTCGGGAAAGACCGGCAACCCAACTATTCGGAATTCCCGAAAGGTTCGCTTCGGCCGCTGGTGTCGCGCTTGGGATCGTCGGCATCGTCACCAGATGAGCGCCGCCTGACCACATCAGCCAGGATATCGGGACCGTATTCCTCGGCCGCCGGCTTCACGATCTTCTTGAGGGCGAAGCGCGCGATCGAGAGGAGGGCTTTGCCGAGGCTCATCCGCGAACATCCTTCAAGATCGCCACCGCAGCGACCGTCAGCAGTGTGAAGGGCACCAGAGCACCGATGAACAGACAGGCCCCAATGAGCGCGCCGAGTTCGCCATAGGTCATGGTCATTGCTGCGTCTCCACTGGGACGGGCTTCTCGGGCGGCTGATCGATCGTCACCGGCTGCGGCCCGGCAACCGATGCCTTGCCGCCGCTGGACGAACCCAGCCAGAAGCCGAAAGCGAGTACGGCGAAGCTCTTCCATGTGCCAATCACATCGCCCTTGAGCGCGACATCGTTGGACCAGAGGACGACCCAGATCGAGAAGCCGAGATAGCCGAGGACCGCGGCGACGCAGGCGGCGACCACAATGCGGAGGTGGGGCACGGTGGGGTTCACAGGAGGATCGCCTTCGCCTTGGCCAGCTGCACCTTGCGATCAGCGAGGCCATTGGTCCCGCCGTTCACCTTCTTGGTCACCGCCAGCACATCGTCCTGATCAGCGAGCGCTGACAGTCCGCGCGACTGCCAGTAATCGCAGGCGGTGGTGACGGCGATGTCAGGGCGCTCGGCAAGTTCAGGCTGCGACGCAAGCGGCTGCCCGATCGCCTTGCCCGCGCGCTCATAGTTCGCCCGCCCGGTGAGTTGGAAGATACCTCGCCCCATGAAGCGCTTGCCGTCGCCGGGCTGCGTGTTGCCCAGATCCGCGCGCCCTTCGTAGCGCAACTGCGCCGGCGTCGGCCCCCAGATTTCCCGTAGCCATTTGAAGCCGCCGGTTTCGTGCGCCGCCTGCGCCATGAAGTGGGCGATGCGCAGCGGCGTGGTCAGGCCATAGAGGGCAAAATCCCGCGCCGCCTGCTTGCCCATGGCATCAGCGTTGTCGCGCGCGCCCATCGCCCGGAACAGCGCGGCGTAGGTCTTCGGCCCGGCGATACCATCGGCCACGACACCGAGACGCGATTGAATCGGCTTCCAGTCCATCATTCACCTCCCAGGGGTCGCTTGCCCGTCGCGATGTCTTGAAGGGTCCGTTCGGCGCTCAATTCGGCCTGCACTTCCTCGCGGATGGCGGCTTTGCGGCGCGTCGCCTCGTCGGTGATCACATCGCTGACCTGGCGGACGAACCGATCCGTGTAGAGCTTGACGACGCGATCGGCGCCAACGGTTGCGCCGGCCGTGATGAGGGCGGCGCCTTCACCGTCGACACCGGCGCGGCTGATCATCCAGTAGGAGATGAGCGCCACCATCGGCAGGATGAGGATGTCCGCCAGCACCAGCCCAGGCTTGATCTTCACGCCCTTCTTGATGAGCAGCGCATATTTCGCGGCGAAACCGAACGTGAGGCCGACCCAAATCCAAGCATATTTGGCGATCAACGCCTCACCCCATGGCGTCATCGCCGCAGCCCCTTGGTTTGTTGTTATAGACATCACGCAATTTCCACCGTTACGGGGTCGGGATGGAGTAGCGCGCCCGGATCACACCCACGACCAGATCGCGCAGCGCGGTGTCGAAGTGCAGGGCGATGTCGAAGATCATGACGAGGCTGAGGTCGCCGCCAATCAGCGCGCCGCTTGCTGCCGAGCCGAACGGGTTGACCGCGCCGACATGAAATTCGCGGTGGACGTTCGGGAGCGCGCCGTTCGCGGTGTCGCCCTGCGTCTCGCTGATGACGCCGGTGTCCACCCGCATCGTCCGGATGCACATGTTGTTGCCGAGCGCGCCAACCTCCTGCGGCTTGTTGGCGATCCACTGCATTGCCGGGCCGTCCGCATATTTCAGATTGGCAGTGTCGGTCAGCGATCCGCCCAACGTAACGCCGTCGTTGACCCGCAAGCCCTGGCTGCCGGCACCCGCATCGGTGTCCGAGTTCTGGATATAGGTCTTGTCGGTGCGGCCGACCGTCGCGGCGCCGGCAATGAACGTGTTCTGATTAGGGCCGCTGCGTCCGACCACCAGCAGCGTGAACTCGCCCGCCGGGAACAGGTTCTGGCCATTGTCCCAGAGCTGGTTATTCGCGCTGGTGAAAAATAGCGACGGGATGTTGCGATAGGCGGCGATATTCTGGAGCGTCGGCAGCGCGGTGCGCTCCTTGACCAGCATCTTGCGGGTCTTTCGGCAGCGCCAGCCATCCTTGTCGAAGCCGTGGCCAGCGTCCCACCAGTTCAGCAGGCGCGGATGACGAACCAGCAAACGTTCGTTGGCGGTCGGGGAAATGATCGGCGTGCCGGCGCTGGCCGGATTTGCGTAGGCGGTCTTCGTTTCGCGACTGGTCATGCTCTGATCCTTCAGGAAAGCACGGGGAGGATGACGACCTGCTTGCAGGCCCAATGATAGAGGACAGCGCTATCCTGCGGGTCTGTCCCATAGCTGGCGGCAGAGCGGATACCGCTACGGCCACCAGCAAGGCGGCCAACGCCGGTCGCCGTTCCGCGATTGGCAATCAGGAGGCGCTGGCGCAGTCCGGTCGGCGCGGCGGCAAGGGTGATTTCGATCGTGTCGGTGGTGCCAGCGACCAGCGCAATGCCGGTGATGGCCGGCGGCGATCCCGAACCGTCATCGAAGTTGACCCCCTTGCCCGCGCCCAGGCTGGTGATCTCGACCAGCGTGTCGGTCGTCTCGATCGTGATCGGCATGGTGAATTGAGCGCGGACTTTGGTGGTGCTGAACCACCATGCATCCTTGACCTTGAGCGGGATAAAGCCGCGTCCGAACTGGTCTTCGCAGATCGCATGACCGAACATCTGGCCGATGCGGCGATAGGCGCGGCACGACGGATGCACCTTGTCGCCGCTGTCGTCGGTCCAGTAGATCGGGCCAACGGTGCGGACATACTGGTTGTCGTCGGGCACAAGCTGGCCCATGGCGATCGGGATGTCAGTGGTGATCGTGCCCACATCCTTGGGGCGATCGGTCTGGCTCAGGAAGAAGAGAGGCGTGCGAGCCTGATCCGGGTTGAGGCGGTGCACGATGTCTACGAATGCGGTGTGCCACTGCGACATGTCGCGGCGGTAAACCTCTGCCGATGTCCCGTAGGTCGTGTCCTGCTCACCCAGCAGGATCGGCGCGCAAAGCACTTCCAGACGCGCGCCAGCCTTGGCCGCGGTCAGGCGCGCGTTGACGATCAGATTTTGTAGATAGCGCCAGGGGATGCCGCCTTCCTTGAGGCCAGTCCCGCCGGGATTGCCTGCATAGGAGGTGCCGCCCCACGCACAATTGGCGAATATGATCTTCGGCTTGAATCCAAGATCAGCCTGCATTCGGCGCATGATTGCATCCGCCGCGCCGGAACAGATCGATTCCTTGTTGTGGTTGTCGTCCTTCTTGACCTCGATCAGGTCGGAGAAGGTGGTGAAAACAGTGTCTTCCGGCCACGGCGTCGTGCCTGGCATCAGCGCATAGCCGGGATGCTCCGCAACCGTGGTGACCGGGTTATCCGCCGCGTTGGAATTATACCCGCCGGCGAGGCTCTGGCCCATCACGACGACGAGATAGATGACATTGGCCTCGTTCGGGAAGGTCAGCGCGGTGGTGGCGTTATAGCCATAGGTCAGCGCAGCCTTGGCCGTGATGGAGCCGCCAACGGTGACGATCGCGCCATCTGCTGCCGCCTTGGTTGCGCCGGTGATTTCCTTGCCTTCGATCAGGCGCCCGGTGCTATCGCAGTCATAGCGATCGAACATGCCAACGAGAGGGACGATATCGGCGGACGGCGCCTTCAGCTTCTCGACCAATATCCCGCTCTGATATTCATATTCCTTGTTCCCGATCCAACCGGAGACAAGCCGCCCATCCGAATCTGAGGTGAAACTGTCGAACAGCCCGGTGAGGGGAACGATATCCTCCACCACGACAGGCTCAGACGCCTCGGCGGCTAGGCGCTCCAGCTCAGCATCGACATCCTCAAGGGCAGCTTCTTCGTAAAGCCCCGGCTTGGTGAAGCTCATCGTCATCCCCCTCAGATAGCCAGGCCGATGGTGGCGAAATGCGCCTTGAGACGCGCGTAGAGGTCATCGACATCGGCGTTGCCGAGGAAGCCGGTGATCATCCCGGCGCCTGCGATTGCGAGATTGGCCGGCGTCGTCACCGTGTGGTCGTTGTTGTTGCCGATCGTGAGCGGCACGGAGCCATAGACGCCAGAGGCGGTGAACGAGGCGGTGACATCGGCCGAGGCGGTAAGGCTGCGGCGATGCAGCGCGCAACCGTTGGGCTGGACGCAGCCGACCAGCAAATCCCAGCCCGCACCGGTGCCGGCGGTCAGCGGAAGGGCGGGGGACGCGAGGAATCCTGATCCCGATCCGGTGCTGAGCAGCATCTTGTAATAGCCGGGCGAAGTCGGGTCGATCAGCAGGTCGACAAAGCGCTGGTTCGTCCCGCCTGACGAGCCGAGAAAGATTTCAGCGACCGGCGAGCCGGAGGTGCTATGCGTCTTCACCAGCGCCCAGACCGTGAAGCTTTCGCCCAGATCGCGCGGGGCGACGGGAGTGTCGATCCAACCACCATTGAACCAGCCCGAGCTGAAGGTGACGCCCTCGGGCGAAACGTCGCGGCCATTCAGGCTATAGTCCCAGCCCGGCGCATTGGGCTGGTCGATGCCAGGCAGATAGGTCGCATATTCGCCGTCACAATCGACCGGGCGGCCATACCAGCCAAGTCCCAGCCCGGAGGCGTCTGCGCTATCGGATAGGATGATTTGCGGGACGGTCATGTCAGGCCCTCAGACTTTGATCGGAATGCGGAAGTGGAGGCAGTAATTGCGCAGCCGGCGGTTGATCCCGGCGGGGTCAAAGACATGATCCTCGCTGTCTGCCAGGTTGCCTCGGGCGCCCTTGATGCGGCCGGTTTCCCAATTCTCGCCCACGACCTGGCTATCGCGCAGGCCGTAGCAAAGCATGTCGCCGGCCTTCAGATCGAAGCTTGTATTGAGGCGGACGCGGTTGCGCGCGTGGATGACGGGAGCGCCGGATAGTGCGATATCCCCGACGCCCGGCCGCTCGATGTAGAAACCGTAATTGGTGGCCGCCGCGACCCATGATGTGTCCCAGACCAGCGGCGGCTTCGGCACATGGAACAACACATCAACGACGCGCGGCCCCTGGCGCTTGGCCCGCACGGGCTGGAGCGGCCGGAACTTGCGAGCGGGGTCAAAGGCCAGCGTCCCGTCCGCATTCTCGTAGACGGACTGGAGGTAGGCCCGGCTGATATATGCGCCCATCACCTTCGATGAAGTGGCGGTCAGATGCAGGCCTGAAACCGTCACCCCATCGCCGGGGATATAGTCCAGCATGTACATCGGGCAGGCCATGACGAACCACGGACTTTGCTCGCACAGCTCAGCCTGCGCGAACGTGATCCCGGTGGGATCGGGAAGGCCGTATCCCGCCAGGTTGAAGCTGGAGGTCTGCGTGTGGACGCAGACGACGGGGCGATGTTCACCAACCGCGCCGGCGACATCACGCTCGTAGTCCCGGCGCTCCTTCGCCACGATACCGCGCCAGGTAGCGCCCGGCGTCTGGAGCGAGATATCCGCCTCGCCCTGCACCCGTGCATAATATGGCACGCTGACGGTCTGGCTTAGCGACCGTGCATATTGGACGCCGAAGCGCATCTGACTGGTCAGGCGGTTGTAATAGCCGCTCCCTCGCGCCAGTCGGATTGCCTCGGTCCCTGCCTCGCCCGCTGAGTGGAAGAGCTGGACCGAACCCATTTCGTCCAGAGAAACGCCGAAGCGATCGGGCAGGGCTTCCAGGGTGGCCAGACCCGCGCCAGAGGCTGGCGTTTCACCGCGGATTCCCGAAGCGGTTTCATGCAGGGGGACCACGCTGGCGAAGTCCGCTCCGGTCGTGCCGTCGTCCTGTGGCCGCACCCCGCCGACGAACATCAGCAGGCGGGGCGAGAAGGCCACCGGCGTGACAATCGGCAGGCTCTCATAGCCCTCGCTCAGCGATTGGCCGTAGAGAGAAATGATCCCGACTTCAGTATCCAGCGCGTTGAGCGGGGATACGACATGCTCGATCCCGTTCGCATCGGTGCGGCGCGGCGCGGTGAGCGCATAGCCGTTGCGGTCAGTCTCGACATGCGAATAGATGCCGCGCGTGTGGCGGGCCGGTTCGCGGACCATAGACCGCTTGGCGTGGCCGTCTGATTCGATAACCAGCGCCGCGTTGCCGTCCTTGTCGGTGATGACGGCGAGAGGGGCGACGCTGCGCTTGCCGATCGTGCTGGCGACTTCGGCCACGGTGTCAGCCGCCTCTTCGGCGCTATCCGCTGCGGCATCAGCCGCCGCTTCAGCAGCATCAACCAAAGGCTGGAGAATGGCGACCGCCTCCTCAAGGTCGCCCATGCCTGCCGCCGCGATGTCGATGGCTAGGGTATCCAGACCGTCCCGGATTTCCTGCTTTACCGGCTCGTTTTCGCCAGAGGCAGGAACGCCATTGGTGACATAATCACGCCAGGCCAGCTTGAGTGCGTCAGTGCCGGCGGTCATTCGTAGCTCCCGGTCATGTCTTCCACCAGCGTGAGAGAACCAGTGGCAAAGCGCGGGCCGTTGAGCGGCGCCGACATGTCACCGGACAACCGCATCACGCAGCGAGGATCGGAGAAATTGAGATTGGTCCCAGCCTGGACTGCTTCACGAAGCGGCGGCCGAAACGTGATTTCGTTACCAACGACGGTCGCGATCTCATAGAGACGATGGCGCCATGTCGGATGATCGATGCTGAACCGCTCGCCGCCGATCAGGGGCTTGCCGAGCGTCACGATGGTCAGGGTCATCGAAGTGGCGCGCAGCGGGGCATCGGCGCCAGACCTGACTTCGCAATCGCCAGCGGTGTAAAGCGTCCCATCGCTGAACGGCGTGCCATCGCTATGCGGGACATGCTGCCGTGACGCGACGGGCTGGTGCCGCGCATCGCAGATCGGAAAGATGATTGCCCGAGTGCCGCTGTTCAGTAGCGCCCGCAGCGAGCGCCAGGACAAGACCTTCTCACGGCGGTTGAGCGGTGCATTCTGATAATCAGCGACCCAACGGCCGCCGCCGTCCGTAACGATCGCGCTTTCGTCGCCATTGATCGCAGTCCCGCCCGAAATCACATTGGCGCGCACCATCATTTCGCGCGAGGCGAAGCTGAATTGGCACGTCGGGAAGGTCGCGAGCATGGCGGAACGATGGTTATAGGGGCTGGCTCAAGCTACGGACGGGACGGTTATGTCACCGTCACAGCGCCAGTCCCCACTGCTCCAGATTGCGCGCCCGATGCACTGTATCCCCGCACGAAATAATAATATGTGCCAGCAGCTATCGTATCGACATAGCTTTGTGTGGCGCCTGGTGCGGACGGCAAATCGCCGCTTGCCAACGACGCGCCGACAATGGTGTTAGTGCTGTTGCGATAGACGCGGCTATAGGACAGGTTCGCCGATGCGGCATTTGTCCATTGGATCGTCGCCTGACCGGATCCTCCAGTGCCAGAAACCGATGACGGCGGCGCCGGCGCAAGGGCCGATGTCGAAGTGCTGACGGATTCGATGGCGGACCATTCCGAACGCCGGCCATCGCCTACCGCATAGGACACGGCAACATCGATGCTGACATCCGTTGGCACCAGACTGGAGAGCAGGACAGCCGCCGGGCCGGGATCGATGTCGGTATATTCCTGCTCGTTCCACGTCGTGTCGGTGGTGATGCGCCAGCGGGCATACCATATCACGTCGTCCCGATCGAAGCCGTCGACGGTGATCCGCACGCGCGCATCGGCGCCGCCTTCGCCCAGTTCGGCTTCGGCATCCGTGATTACGGGGGTAGGCAGGGGCACAACCGCCGGCCGCGCGCCGACCGGAGCTGGCTCACCTTCCTCGGTCGCGGCGTTCCAGGCGTCCACGTTCGGGTTGGCGCGCACCCAATCGAATTGAACGCCGGTCTGCGTCCGCCGAATGCGCACGATTTCCGCCGGGCCGGAATAGAAGACGGTCCCAGCTTCCTCGATATGGATCGGAATGAAGCGCTTGCCCCTGATCTTCCGCCCCTTGGGATTGGTCGCAATCGTGCCACGCTTGGGAGCCATGGTCTTGTCGAGCAGGCGCTTTGCCAGACGGGCAGCCTGCGCATGGCTTGGCACCGGGTTCTCCAACGAAGTCGGCTTCTCGCCCACCTCATCAATGCTGTCCTCGTCGCGCCAGTCGCTGGTCGGCACGGTCGTGAAATCGTGATCGGCAGACAGATAGGTCAGCGCGACGACATTGGCCTGATCCTCGTCAACGATCCCGTCATCCATCGACCAAGTGACGATCTCGCAGGGGCCAATCATGTCATCAGGATCAGGCTCGACATAGCGACCAGACCACGGGACCAGCGCGCCGTCAGCGCGCGTCGTCACCATGCCATCGCAGGCCGCCAGCAGGTTACCCAGCGTTACCTTGTGCGCATCGGTGTGCTTGTGTGCGAGGGCGACGCGATAGCGCGGCTCCGTCCCGCCACCGACCCAGCGAAGGACCGTGCCGGCCTTGTAATCGTCGCCTAGCGATGTCGTCAGCGTGACGGTGTTGCCCGCCAGGCTACCCACCACCTTGTCGATGCCATAAGCCGCCAGGGTGACGGTCTTGCCCGGCGCCAGCCCTTCAACACTGGTCAGTTCAAAGCTGGTGTCGCCGGAATCCGCATCATCCACGAACACGCCAGCGCCGTGATAGACCTCCATGGGCGCATCGCAGTCGTCGGCGAAGGCGGTCCAGTAGGCGAGGGTGGGCGCGAAATGCGTGTCCCAATCCTTGTTGTTGCGGACGAGGTAATAGTGAGCGATGGCAAGGGCCGCGTTGTCTGACCATTTCCATGTCGTCGGATCATTGATGTCCTGCGTCGGGTCGCGCCAATCGAAGACCAACTGGGCACGCGCGACGATCGACATGGCATTCGCATCCGGCCCGCCGGTCGGATAGACCTCGTTATAGTTTTTGGCCTTCACCGACTTGGAGATCATGCAGCCGGTCGCCACGCCATCGCCGCGGTGGTTTGTGGTCCAGATGCCGGGCAGACGCGCGATGACCTCTGCAAAGGCGGTTTCGGTCGGCAGGCCGAGCCGCGTGCCGATCTTGATGGTGTCGCCGTCGCCAAACTCGCCATCGTTCTGCTTGATGACGAAGCCGCCGCCGTTCAGCTTGACCTGCTTGTCGCCGAGATAGATTCGCTCAATGAAGTCAAGCTGGCCGTCATGGAAAGCCCAGACATCGACCGCATAGCCGTCATCGTTCGTGACATAGAGGATATAGGCGCCGAACAACCGGACACGGCCATAGGCCGACACGCGAGGCGGAACTGCCGTCTTGATAGACCGCTCCTGCTGCTCAGGCTTTGGCCCCTTCGGCCTATAGAGGACGGCAAGGGCCAGCGCTGCTGCTGCGGCGAACGGCTGTCCTCCAGGGATGAAATTGCCAGCAACTGCCACGATCTGGAGGGAGAGACGGCCCAGACCCTTATCAATGATGCTGAGCGGCGAGACGATCGCCCTTGCAACACCGCCCATCAGACCCTCCAGATCATCAAAGGATCGCCCGGCGCGCAGATAAGGCCGTGACGATGGACGCTGGCCCAGCGCTGCCCGGTCCAGATGCCGGTCGTGCGGTTGTGGCCGTCGTCGGTAGGCGCGTTGAGGATCGCAGCGTCCCCCATCTGCGGCTCATCGACCACGGCCAGCCCGATCGCCTCCATGCCGCGCTGCCAGAGCATCAGCAGACCGCCGCCGCGCACAATGACGCGCGCAGCCGAACGCTCGCTGTCATAGGCAATGCCGGTCGCTTCCATGGCGCTGGCATGGCCACGAAGGACCAGCCACCGGTCGAGCCAGCGGGAACAGTCATGCGTCTGCCAGTCCCATGCCGGCCGCCGGGTGCGGAGATATTCGCCAAGCTCCATCATCGCGGCCCGAACCGGCGCAGCACGCCCTGATAAATCTGGGCCACATGGCTGAAGATCGCATCGGTAGGCGACTTGCGCCGCTGGTCCGCGTCGGTCCAATATGCCTGCGGCGAGCGATTGCGATCCGTGTCCTCGGTGGCGATCGAGAGGGTCAACACCCGCGACCGGCCTTCATCGGTTTCCTCGCTGCTGAAGGTCAGCTTGTCGGCAATGAACACGTTGTCATATTCGACATCTTCAAGCTGCAGTTCGTCATCGAAATAAAAGCGGACGAAATGGACCTTGGCCCCCTTGACCGATGCCGCTTCTCCGATCGCGATGGCGAGGACTTCTGCGCTGACACCGGACAGGCGGATATCGATGCGCTCGGCCTGGCCGTTGATCGGAATTTCGAAGTCGGTCGCGTTGAGCAGTTCGCCGCCGCCGAGGTAGATCGCCGGCTCGCTCTCCACGATGTCGGCCGGGATTTCGAGGTCGCCGAAGCCGCCCCAGAGCCGGGCCGGGGGATCGGAGGCTATGCGGATGCCGAAGGACTCGTTCATCAGCCGCCCTTCAACTGCGTGAACTTGTTGAGGGTGCCGGGCATAGATTGCTGGCTTTGCGCATAGGCAGCGCCAGCCGCGCGCGCCGAACTATCGCGGGAAATGCTGGCCATCTCAGCATAAAGCTCGGTGGTCACCACGGCGTTCGGAAGATTGAACTGAGGCGCGTAGACGGTTGGCTGACTGCCGCCGCCCGCCCGGATCGCCTTACTACCCACGCTCAGCGTCTCCCCGCGCGTGACGTTGGCGATCGGGCGCCCGTTCAGCGACAAGGTGTTTCGGTCGGTGCCGCCGCGCCCGCCAAGGACGCCCGAGCCGCCGGATGCGAAGCCTACGCCGGTGCCGGTTTCGCCGCCGCCCGCTGACCCTTGGAAGAAGGTGCTGATTGAGGTGAGGATATTGCCGAACGTGCCGCCTGATTCCCCCGTGCGACGCATGGAGTTCAGGAACGGCTCGATGATGTTCTTGTTAATGAAGATATCGATCAGGCCAGCAAGGAAAGGGTCTTTCACCCCGAGGCGCTTGGTGATGCTGTCCCGGATGCCGTCACGCACATAGTCCAGCTCCTGCGTGATCAGTTCTTCGACCTGATCCTGTGTGCTGGTGCTATTCAGGTTGCGGCGGTAGCGGGCTAGGGGGCCTTCATACTGCTGATTGACACCATCAGTTTCAGCCTGCTGTATCTGGCCAAGGGCATCTAGCCGCGCCTGCGCAATCTTCTTCTGGGCGTCGCTTGCGTCTTTGCTGGCGATCACCGCGTCGAGTTCAGCGCGCTCCTGTTGGTAGGCCAAATCTAGCAGGCGAAGCTCAATATCGCGCCGCTGTTCGCGCGTTTGCGCCAGGTCACCCTGCGCGCGCAGAATATCCTGCTGATTGCGCAGGTCGTTGACCCTGATATCGACGGCTTCCTTCGCCGTCTGCACATCGCGCTCGTAGATGACCTTGCCCGCCTCTAGAGCAGCGACGGTTTCAGTCAGCGCTACAATCTTCGCCTTCTGCGCGTCCGTGTAGCGCTTGTCGGCTTGAACGTCAGCGATGGCGGCGGCTTTATTGGCCTCGATGCGCTGCAGTTCGACCTTGGCGCGGTCTTCCGAATTGGTCAGTTCGACGGTCTTTAGGCGAAGAATCTCACTATTGAGCTGCGCTTCTTCGCGCGCGAACGCTTCTGGGTTTAGTGGCGAGCGCGGCGTGCGGGACTTCTTGCTGCCGGAAGATGCGGGTGTGGCTGCTGGCTTACCTCGGCCTGCTGCTGGTGTTCCAGGCAATGGATTGCCAAGAACATCGGTCCCCCCAACCATTCTGCGAAAACGATCTTCAGCCCTTTCGCCCTGCGATGTAGCCATCGACTGGTTGAAAGCCTTGAGAAACTGACCGGCGCGATCCGCTTCCTTCGCGAGCGGCGTCATCGAAAATTCGCCACCAGTATTGCCGGCTCGGCGCGCTGCCTCGTTGATCGTGGACTTGACGCGATTGTCGAACCGGCGGCCGAAGTTGTCGATGCCGATCAGGGTATTGTCGACATTATCGACCAACCTGAGAATGTTCGCGATACTATCCCGCACGTAGTTCGCACGGCCCTCGATCTGGTCGAATGCCGCAAACGCGCCGTCGATAAGGGGCTGGAACACGTCTGCCAGGCCTGCGAATGTGGCTCGTATTTCGGCGCCAGCATCGAATGCTGACTCTTCCATCTGAGCGAAGCCATCTGCGCTTTCGCCGAAGAAGCTGGCCAACATGGATGAGAACTGGCCACCCTGATCGAAAGCGGAAAATGTCGTGAGTGCGGCATTGGAAATGCGCGTCATCGCATCGCCAAAGGTCACTGGCAATTGATTGAACTCAGCGTCGATGCCAGCAGTGAACTTCTGATCGGTCAGTGCCGCCAGCAGCTTGTCAGAGGTCAACTTGCCCTCTTCGCCCAGCTGCTTGATCTGACCGATCGGCTGCCCCATGCTCTCGGCGAGCAGGCGTGCAAGGCGAGGGGATGCCTCAAGGATGCTGTTCAGTTCGTCACCACGCAACGCCCCAGCGGCGAGCGCCTGACCGAACTGCAGGGTTGCGGATGCGGCCTGATTGGCATCGGCGCCGCTGATCTTGAGCGTCTTGGAAAACGTCTCGGTGGCCCGCGCTGCTTCCGCCTGCGTGCCGCCGAGTTCCCTCGCCCCGCGCACAAAGTTGGCGTAGAGCGAGGCGGTTTCGGATAGGCCCGACCGCGTGTCATTGGCGATCCGGTTCACGTCCTTCTGCGCCTGACCGAACGACCCGAACCCCTGCGTGGCGAGCTTCAACGTTGCGTCGAGCTTCTTCGCTTCGTCAGCCAGCGTCAGGAATTGCCGGGTCAGTGCAATGACCGAGACGCCAGCAAGGGCTGACGACATGATGCCCGCCGCCCGGCTGACGAATGCTTCGGTAACGCCCGCGCTTTTCTGGATGCCCGACATGGCCTTGTCGAACTTCGCTTCCGCGCGCGCGACATTGGCCTCGTAGCGATCAAGCCGGGCCTCAAGCTCGACAACGACGCGATCGGCGGTGATCCCAGACATCAGTGGATCTTCCCGATGCCGGCGCGCTCCATGCGCAGGAACATGCTGCTCACGTCATCAGCGGACGGAGGCGCTTCCTCGCCGTCCTCATTGGCCAGTTCATGGTGATGGATTAGCGCGGCATATTCCGGCATGGTAATGGCCTCCGCATCGCTCAGGCCAAGCCCGAGGGTTCGGCAGTTGTGGAGGACGAGGCCCCAGTCGATTTTCGATGGCTCGGCCGCTTCAACGGGGCTTTTTTTTTAGCCTCCTGCGCCGGCGCATATCCGACATAGAGCGCGGCAATAATGGCCTTGGCGGTCAGGTGATGCTCCGCCAGGGCATGCCCATCGACATAGTTTTCTATCAGGCTGTTCGCGCGCAGGGCAGTCACATCGATCGCCTTGCCGTTCACTTCACCTTTGGCGCCGCCAATCAACCCCTGCCGCAGCGTCTCGACAACATCATGGATCGACCAGCCGCCGTGCATCAGCCGATGCTTCACAAGGTCGATCGGCCCGGCCTTTTCCTCGATTTCGATGATGCGCTTGATGGGCAACCGGAACAGATATTCGCCATCGGCGAAGGGCAGGGCGATCTCGGTTTGCATGGGGCAACGCTATGTGCGAGGCATGGCGCGGTGCTACGGACGGCAAGGGGAGGCGTGATCGTGAAGCAGTGCCCGCAATGCATGAAGCAAATAGATGCCCAGGCGCGGGTGTGCCCCTATTGCCGGACCGAATTCACGAATGATGAGATCACCTCGGCGACCAAGCTTTCGCGTATCCGTGGGGCTGTTGGATTGGCGATTGTCATCGCGATCGGAGCCGGCATCGTCAAATCATGCGGACTCTAACATGTTGCGATTTTTTAGAACGGTCTTCGGAGATGCTCAACGCAGCGATTCGCCGTCGTCCAAAATCCGTGGGACTGGGGCAAGCGCCCCTTCAGATACCAAGGCCGTTCGGCGGCGCTTGGAGGAAAGTGGCATTCATGATGCCACTGGCGAAGTGATTGACTTCATCATTCTGAACCACAGACGAAATGGGAGGGATGTCTGGAGGGAACCGGAGTTCATTGCCCTATCCGAGGCTTGGGGAAGAGGATCTCCCAAGGATACCTGGTTTGAAGTGATAAAGCCGTGCAATTGTGTCCTGAATTGCCTTGCTGACATGCGCAGGGCCAGCGAAGCAGGAATCACGCAATTCAAATTTCGCTTTGGCGGCATGGCGGCAGGACACTGCAGCTATTCAAGGAGGATGGATAGCCAAGTCGTTGCGGTTGCAGATGCACCTGCATTACCTTCATCCGAATGCGAGCATCCAGACCAGTGCGGCTGCCGCTGGCAATCATGGCTCCCACTGCTGAGTGAAATAGAATAAGGGCGGCCTTTCGACCGCCCCTCAAGGTTCGCTGGCAGATGGAGAGGGTTAGGGGTTGGCGACGAAAGTCTTCGGCCCGGCCGCGCTGATCGTGATGCTGATGTTCACATATTCGCCGTTGTTGCCGGTGATGTTCAGATCGGTGATGAAGCCCGGACCCTGGTAATAGCCGTCGATCACTTCGCTGCCGGTCGGCTCATCGAACATGAAGCGGAAGTTCGTCGGGTTACCGCTGTCGAATGCTTCCTGAACATCGGCAAGCAGGGGGCGATGGAGCAGGCCCGAGCCGCTGATGGTCCAGTCCGTCGCACCGGCATCGCGCACCGTGATGGGCGTGGCGTCGGGATCGGCGCAGTCCCAATCCACCGTGTCGTTCGTTGCACGGGTTTGCTGGAAGCCCTTGGTGGTGATGCCGCACATGGGCGAGAAGACTTCGGTCGGCGTCGCGCCGTCACCCATCATGATCGCGACGCGCGTCGATTTCAGCTTGTCGGTATAGGCCATTCCGCAACTCCAGCGAGGATTTGCGGGCAGGCTATGGATGAGGGGGCTGGCGCTCTACGGACGCTAGGTGGCGGTGGCGCGGACTGTGACCATGCCATGGTAGGCGTCAGCCTCGGCGCCGTCCTCGATCACCTGCGTCTGGGTCGCGTGGACGCCGAGCGATTCCCCGTCGCCAAGATCCACATCATCGATGCCGCTGACGATGCGGACGATGTGGCGGTTGATGGTCGCGGCCTGCGCTTCGGGGTCTGGCACGCTGGGATTGGCCAGTTTGGTGAAGCAATGGATCACGCCCGACTGCTCCGAACCGCTGCCTCCGTCCAGCTCAGCCACTGTGCCGATCAGCATGGGCACGCGGATGAAGGGGAAGGTGGGCGAGGCGGGCGGTTTGCCAGGATAAATCCGCGCTGCCGGCACGATCGCGGTCAGTTGCGCATCAGTCTTCAGGGCTGCGATGATCTTGCCCCTGACCGACAGGGATGGGTCCAGCGTCGTCATCGTTATCCGGCCCCATCCACCTGCGGATCGAGAACGACGGCCCCCACATCAGGAGCATCGTTTGATCCAGCCACTCGTCCACCTCGTCGGCTGTCGGAAATCGCGGGGGTTTCGCCATCGTCCGCAGCCTTACCACGGCGCTTGACCTCTGTCGCCCTGCCTTTCGCGATGGCGCGTTCTCCGACCTCGCGGCGCACTGTGCCCTCGTAGCCGGCGGGGAAGAACGTCATGGCGCGCGACGGCCACTTGTGGTCGTAGTCGGCGGTGAACTTTACCCTCATAGCGTGCCTCCTTTGACCACCCGCTTGACCGCTTCTTGGACGAGGCGCTGGGCTTTGGGTCGGGTCTTGTTGGCCGCTGGCTGCATGAATGGGCGAGCGGCTGTCTTCGAATCGCCGAACTCCATCTTAACCGGCCCCTGCTTCGCCCGGCTTGGCCCGTAATCAGTGATATTGGAGGCGAATGAACGGGCCGCCTTGCCCGCCTTGCGTTCGGACCCTTGCTCCAGTGCTGCGGCATATGGGGCGTCCGCGACGGATAGCGCCATCAACTGGCTTTCGCGCTGAGTGTGGATGGAGCGATCGAGCATGTGCGTGTCAGCGTTGGGCGGGTCACCTGGGTCACTGGCGACATGGTTCTTGCCGCTAACGGCGCCGTTCGTGATCGACAGGGCGGCTTCGGTGCTGAGATAGTCGGCCGCAACGTAGATCGCCTTGCCGACCTCCGCGCGCATCGCTGCGCCACGGATGCGCTTGAGGCGGGCCTTGTGGGCTTTCTGGCCGGTGATGGCGACCATCAGCCTGCCGCCCGCCCCCGGCAAACCCAATGGCTCGAAGCCGCATCCAGATCGGCGCTACCGACCATCCAGCGCTTGCCGCTGACGGTGATCTGGCAGTCCGTCGTCACCTCAGCGCCAAGCTCGGCGGTCAGGATGATGATCCGCACATCGCCTTCCGAATAGTCCTCGCTTTGGCGCATGGCATAGGTCGCGGCATCCATCTGCGCGCGGCACGGGATATCGGTTTCGGGGCCATAGGAGATATTGCCCTCTTCATCATCGGTGCGCGTGCCTGGCACATGCAGGGTGGCCGGCAGATACAGCCCGGCCAGCGCCGCGCCGAAGATGCTGGCGATGCCGCCATCGAGAAGCCCCATCAAAACCTCCCGTAAGGCAGCGGGCCGGCGAATCCGTTGAAGCCGCACCCGCCGATGACGGGGCCGGTGCCGGTTACGCGCGGGCCGGCCAAACAGGCCTTGAGCATGGGGTAGACCTGCTGGCCATAGCTAGTCGCGCCATACTCGCCCATGTCCGCGCCGCTTGACGCCGCGTCGCCGCGCTCTAGCTCGATTGTGCCCGACTTGATCCGCTTGAACCCGCTGGCGCCCTGAGCGGCCATTTCCGCCTCTGCGCCGGTGCCGATGCCCTGCAGGGTGAGATAATGCGCCGTGATGAGCATGGCGGCCAGATCGGCATCCTCGCCAAGGCAGGCCTGCATCGGGTCCACGATCCGCCCGGCGCGCGCCGACCAGAACGCATAAGCCTCGTCCGTCACCGCGGCGAACGGCGGGAAGATCGCAATGAACGTCGCCTTCGTCGGCGGGGTGTAGGCCATGGGTCAGTCCTTACGAAAATGGCCGCCGCCCGGTGTGAGCAGCGGCCCCGTTTGCCCCCGGTGTTGAAACGTCAGGCCTTGTCGCCTTCGGCCTTGGTTTCCTTCGCATCCTTGGCCGGTGCCCTGGCGAACCACTCTTCGGCGAAATCATCCACCTCGATCGTTTCGCCCGGCTGGGCCATGACCAGCGCGCCACCCAGATAGGCGCCGCGCGGGCCGGTGCTGATGTTGGTCACTTTCACCTTGGACATGTTCGCGCCCCTTAGAAGCTGTCGCGGTAGATCATGCCGGCTGGGAGGCGAACCTCCAGGCCACCGACATTCATGATTCCGCCGACTTCGTAAACCATGCTCGCCTTCTGGAAGGCGGGCAGGAACTGGTGCGGGCCGGGCAGGTGGAACTTCAGCACCTGCGAATTGCGGGCATAGGCGACGAGGCGCTTGCTGCTGCTGGTCCCCGCCGTTTCGAGCGCGCGGCTCTTGAGGATGGTCAGGCTTTCACCGGCCGCGTTGTTTGCCATCAGGAAGGACAGGATGGTCGAGCCGCTGTCACCGACGCGGGTGGTGGCGATGTAATTATAGCTGCTGGTCGGCAGGACCAGGGTGTCAGCCACCATCGTTTCGCCCGAGCCGGTTTCAACTGCGGTCAGCGCTTCGTTGATGTCGCGCAGGATCTGATCGGCGGTCTTGGCCGACCAAAGCCGCGACGAACTGGTGCCATCGTTCGCGACCTGCGCCGATGCGACGTTCGCGTCATTGACGAAGCCGGTCCAGCCCTTTTCGTTTTCGCCCTTTGGGGTGAGGCCTGTCATGGCGATGCCATAGATGAAGCGATCGGCGGCGAGGCCGGCAGCCAGCGCCTTGTCCGACGACAGCGAACGGCCGAGCTTGGCGGCGCGCTGCATTTCCTGCGTGTTCCATTCATAGCCGATCGCGGCCAGATGGAAGTTGCGGGTGTTCTGCGTCATCTTGGTCGACGCGTAGGGCATGTTGAACGCCCCGCCGGCCATGAACTCGGCCTGGCCGACCTGATCCATCGAATAGACGACCGTGCCGACATCCCACATGTCGCCCGAGCTATCGACCGGCATGAACCGAGTGATGTCGAAGCTAGGATACTTCGTCATGTAGACTTCGGATTCGATGCGGTGAAGCTGCGGGGTTAGGAAGGCATAGCCGACCTGCGCGTCCGACAGGAACGCGTCGATCTTGTCGGCGAACGAAGCCGCATGGCGCGCATTGTCGGCGGCCCACAGGCTGATGACCTGCCGCTGGACCGCGGCGTCAGCGGCCATGAACATGATCGGATCGGTGATGCGACCGGCAGCGGCGTCGAAGAAATGGGAAATGGCGTTCATGATTGCCCCCTTAGCGCTTCACGATACGGCACAGGCCGTTCGTGACGGTTTCGTCTGCGATCCACCCGGTCGCGATGTGCGTTGCGTCGGCGGCCGTGGCGCCGATACCATCCGCCGCACCAGCACCAGTGCCGACCGTCAGCGCAGCGCCATCGGTCACGGCGCCGGTGACAGTGACATAGACCGCACCGCTGGTGATGATCGTCATGTTGTCATACTGCTGATATTCGTCAGCATCGGCGCCGGGCAGCGCGCCCAAGGCCGAAGTGGCGACGGCGAAGCCCAGGAAGGTGGCCAGCGTGCCGACCGTGCCGACTGCGCCGTGATCGCCCGACCCGCGATAGACCGGCGCGCCGAATGCAATGCCCGCAGCGGTTTCACAGGTGCGGCTGATGCGGTTGGAGGTCTCGCCATTGGCGATCATGCCGGGATAGCCCTTGGCGGGGTTCTCGGTGTAGCTGCTCTGAAGAACGGACATGGTTCAGCCCTCCCTTATGCGTAGCGCGCGGCGCGGATGGTGGAGACGGTGGCGGCGTCATTGACCGGGCCGCGAACGCCATCGGTGATGATCGTGCGCAGCGGGTCGGCGGGCTTGGCATCCTTCGCAGCCATGGCGAAGGCGCCTGCGATGCCGACATCATCCAGCGCGGAGGCTTCGGTATCACCGAGGGTGAAGGCCACGACCGCACGGCGGATTTCCGCATCAGTCTTGCCATCGGTCACGATGTCGGCCTTGACCGCCTTTGCCTTGGTCACCAGCGTTGCCCGATCCGCGACGCGCTGATCCAGCTTGGCTGGGGTCAACTCGGCGTTCGCATCGGCCAGCTTCTTTTCCAGCACAGCCTTCTCGCCCTGTAGGGTGGAAATCTGGCCCTTTGCATCGGTCAGAGCGGTTTCAGCCTGCGCAGCCTTGTCCTGCAGCTTCGAGATCGCGGCGCTGACGGCTTCCGCGTCCGATAGGTCGACCTGCAGACCGTCGAGCACGATCTTCTTCACTTGCTTCTCCTGTTCAAGGATGTGGAAGGGGTAAACGTCCATCTTCATGCCGGCCTCGCCGGACTTGGCGTCGCCGCCCCCAAGTTCGGCCAGCGCGTTCTTCATCTGCTCCATCATGAGCATCTGACTCTTCTCGCCCTCTTTGCCGGTAGTCGGGGCAGAGCCGTTCATGTGTTT